TTGCCACGGCCACCACGTTAACCATGGTGCTGCCTGTGGCCGTCGGCGTAATGATGCCGTCGGGGGTTATCATTAACGCGCGGTTGTCGGCGATGAAGAGCACGCCGCCCTCACAATAGCCAGGAACGGCACGGGCTTTAATACGCGGGTGCACGTCGGCGGCCAATGTTACCTCCTGCGGGCAGTGGTCAATTACCACCTGCGTGGGGGTCGGCCTGGCGACGGCCTGCGCTTGCAGGGTCTCGGTCAGTTCTGCCACCAGCGCGCGGGTGGCCTCTGCTTTCTGGGCGGCGGCTGTGGCGGCCTCTGCCGCGCTGTCAACACCAGCCAGGCGGGTGTCGATGCTCTGCGTTATTTCGGGCACGTTGGTGCCTAAAAAGAGCGACAGAGCCGTGCGAATGTCGCCGCAAGCGTCGATAAGGTCAGCGAAGAGCGCGCCCACCATGGCGGGCGTAATGGCTTTGTTGGCCACCGCGTCGCGGATTACTGCCGCACGCTCTTGCAGCGGCGCGGGGTCGAATGCCTGAAGCTCTATGTTTGTTAATTCCATTATGCGAATGTGTCGTTAAATTGATTGCTGAAAATGTCGGTAACTGCCTGGCCGCTTTCGCTGGGCGGTGCCTCGTTTTTGGCGGCGGCTTTTTTGGCCTCGTTGAATGTCTTGTCCAGCACATTCTCCTCGGCCTTGGTTACGCCCACGGTTTTGGGCTTTAATGTCGTTACGCCGCTGTCGTACATGGTGCCGATGTTGGGCAGTATGTCGGGGCGTACCAGGGGCACCAGCGGCTTCAGGTGCCCAGGCTCCAGCCCTTCAAACCTGGGGGGCAATGCTGCCACGCGCGCGAGCAGGTTTTTTTCGTCCCTGGGCGGTATCTCGGTAGCTGGGCAGATGCCGCGCGCGGCTATCATGTCGGCGGTGCGGGTGTCCTCGATGTCGGCCAGGTCATAGGTCAGCTGCTGGCCGTCGGTCAGGCGGTCGGTTATGCTGATGCCGTTTCGTTCTGCCAGGACAAACACGCCCGTGGGGCTGCCCAGCACCTGAATGGCCACGTCGAGGAGGCTCTGTCTGTCTTTTGCTATTACTACCATTTTACTGTATTGTTAGGGTGCCGTCTTCTGCCAGCTTGACCGTGTTGGCGGCCACCTTGCAGGCGCGCAGCATTTTTTTTGTTTCCTGTGGCCAGAACGGGTCAACACAGCCGCCCAGCTGCTGGCGTACCTCCGCGCCCAGGAGGGGAAATTCTTTGAACTCCCCGCGCATGGCCAGCAGCACGCTTTCACAGACCTGCTCCTCGCTGTCTGTTACCATGGCCAGCCTGTCCCTGCCGATAAGCAGGTCGCCCGTTCTGGTGTCTGTTATTAGTCCTTTCATTTGCCTAATGTTTTACGGCCTCGTCCTCATAGTCGCCGCGCTGGCTTAATGTCAGCTGCTTGCCCGCCCATGATGTTACGGCAGACTTTAGAGCCGCGCCGCCGTCCTGGGGAACGGGTGTCCATGAAGACATGACCGATTTAAGGTTGTTAATGTCCTTTTCTATTGTGTTCAGGTGGTCGGTCAGGTCGGCCACGTTGATAAGGCCGCCCAGGTCGCCGCCGTTGAAGACCGCCGCGCTGTCGTCGATGTCCAGCGTGGTGCCGTCCTTTATGGCCAGACTGATGCCGCCCTCCTTAATGGTCAGCTTTGTGCCGTCGTTGATGTTAACCTCGATGCTTTCCACGTCTTCGGTCAGCACCACCACGCCAGCGGCATAGCCCGACAGCATGGCCACGGCCACATAACTGCCGACGCGCGGGAAGAGCACCACGCCCAGCGTGGCCTCCTGGTTGGCTTGCAGGTTCACGCCCAGAACGGGCGCGTCCTCGTTTATAGGCTCCACGTCCACGGTGCGGGCTTTGCTGTCCACAGCCGACACGGTGCCCACAAACAGGCTGGCAGTGCTGCCTTCCGTCGCTATCTGCTTTATTATGTTTTTTATTGCACTCATTGCGCCACACGTAAGCCGAGCGTTATTTCCTGACGGTAGCCGCCCGTGCCGTATTTTATTACATTCTTTTTTACCTGATACACGCCCATTTTGTTACCGTCCAGCTTTATGCCGATAGCGTCCAGCTTGTCGACCAGACGGTAGCCGAATGTGGTAAAGCTGCCCGTTAGCCCGTCCACTTTCAGGCGTTTTAATTCCTGTTCTGCCCATGCCTTTAACTCGCTTTCGGTCTTGTTGTAGGTGTGCAGTGTTCTGTGCTCGCCGTCTTTGTCGCCGACCTCCACTTTTATTTTTTTGTTGTTAGGCATGATGCTGACAGCCTTAATGCACAGGCGTATGTTTGCCGCCTGCTGCTGTTCCAGGCTGCTGTCGCTTATGATGTTCACGCCCGTGGCAAATACCTGGCTGGGCTGGCCGTCGCGCTCAAAGATAACACCGCAGTAAAGCACGGCCTTGCCGTCCTCATAGCGGTAAAAGCTGCGGATGCCGCTCTCTT